CACGCGCTCACCAACGTCGAGGCCGAGCACCAGGACACCACCGTCGAGCACGCCAACGCCGTCACCCGCTGGGAGAAGCGCCGGCTGCAGGGCCGGCTCGAGGCCCTCGAGATCGTGGCCGCGCGCCTCACGGCGCAGCTCGAGGAGATCCGCGAGTCGTGACCTCGCAGTCCCGCAAGCACCGCGGCTACAAGTCGCAGGACATCGTGGCGGAGTACCTCGCCAAGCACGGGTTCCCGTACGCGATGTCCACGGGTGCCGGCCGCACCGGCACCGACGTGACCGGAGTGATCGGTCACGACATCGAGGTCAAGGCGCGGCGCGGGTTCAACGTCATGGCTGCCATGCGGCAGCAGGCAGAGCGTGCGGCGGAGGGCGTCCTCTCGTGGGCTGTCCTCCGCCAGGACGGGCAGGGGCCGGCGTCGATCGCCGAGTGGCCGGTCGTCATCACGCTCGGGCAGTTCGTCGAGCTCCTGCGGGACGCCGGGCACGGTGACCCTCGTGCGTGAGCAGCACACCCGCCCGTCGATCGCTGCGGTGCTCGAGGCCCACGGGTCCCCGCCCATCCACGATCGCACCGGGTGGCGGGCGACGAAGTGCCCGTACCACGACGACTCCACGGCGTCGGCCGCGGTCAACACCAACGAGGGCGTGTTCAAGTGCCACGCCTGCGGGGTCAAGGGCGATGTCTACTCCCTGATCCAGCACCGGGAGGGCGTCTCGTTCGTCGAGGCCCTGCTCATCGGGGATCGGCTCGAGGCTGACCCGAACGCAACATCGCACATCAGCAGCGGCCGGTCGGCCGGGGCGAAGCGCGGCTACAAGCCGCCGGGCAGGAGGGGACGCAGGTGACTCTCGACCAGGAGCTGTGCCCCGGGTGCGGCGTCACGGTGACGTTCCGTTCCCACTGTGACTCGCGCACGTGCCCGTGGGAGACGTGCCCCGACATCGAGTGTGGGCACACGCGCAAGGCGGTGTACCCGTGGCGCTGAGCCAGACGCAGCGCGACGACCTCGAGCGGGCCGTCCGCACCTACCAGGGGCACGTGCTCGAGGCGCGCGAGTACCTCGAGAACCGTGGCATCGACGGGCCGATCGCCGGCCACGCCCGGCTCGGTGTCGTCCGTGACCCGATGCCCGGGCACGAGGACTACCTCGGTCGGCTCGCCATCCCGTTCCTCACCCCCGCCGGCCCGGTCGACATCCGGTTCCGCTGCATCACGAACCACGGCACCGACGACCTCGGCGCCGAGCGGTCGTGCAAGGACGCCGGGCACAGCAAGTACCTCAACCTCCCGGGCAAGTCGCCTCGGATGTTCAACGCGCAGGCGCTGATGTCCGACGTGGCGACGGTCGCGGTGTGCGAGGGCGAGCTCGACGCGCTCATCGTCCACCACCACGTCCAGGTGCCCGCCGTGGGCATCCCCGGCGCTCAGGTGTGGAACGGGCAGAAGCACTACCCCCGCATGTTCCGCCCGTTCTCCCGCGTCCTCGTGTTCGCCGACGGCGACGACGCCGGCAGGGACCTCGGGAAGCAGATCGCCAAGGACCTGAACGACACCACGACCGTGCAGATCGTCCGGCTCGAGCAGGGCATGGACGCCACCGACACGTTCCTCCTCGAAGGAGCCGAGGGACTGCGAGCGAGAGCGGGACTCACATGAAGCCGAGCAGGGCGTACCTGTCGAACAAGATGACGGGGCACGTCGACTACAACTACGCGTGGTTCGACCGGATCGCCGCGCTGCTCCGCAAGCACCACTGGCGGGTCGTCAACCCGGCCGAGGCGTTCGCTGGCGCGACCGACCTGCCGTTCTCCACGTACATGCGGAACGACGTGGCCGAGCTGCTCCACGTCGACACCGTGATCGTCGGCCCGGAGTGGCGCGAGTCGCCCGGTGCCGTGCTCGAGGTGTCGGTCGCCGTGGCGCTCGGGCTCGAGGTGCTCGCCATCGCCGAGGAGGCGGGCGGGTTCACGCTCAAGCCGGCGCTGCCGGTGTTCGAGCGGGACCGGGAGCGGCTCGAGCACGTGCTCACGTACGTCATGCAGCCCGAGGCCGGGGACGACGTGGTGCCCGACGAGGAGGTGCTCGCGTTCGAGGAGGAGCCTCGCCCGTTCCAGGTCGGCGACCGGGTGCGCGTCCGGGCCGGGCAGGAGCACTCGATGCTCTCGGCTGGTGAGTTCGAGGTGACGGCGCTCGAGGAGGTCGCTGGCACGGTGCACCTCGGGCTCGACGGGAGCCGGTCGGGAGACTGGAACCCGCGCCGGTTCGAGCTCGTGACCCCGGCCGAGAAGGTGCTCGAACAGAAGGTGCTCGAGGCCGCAGCGTTCCCCTCCCGCATCATCCTGCCGGGCGGTGGCCTGGTCGGGGGGTCGCCGGCGTCGGGCGAGGTCCGCACCGTGTCCGCCACCGGCGGGGAGAAGGGCGTCAAGCCGGCACGGTTCGACCTCATCCCGCCCGGGTTCCTGTGGGCGCTCGCCGAGCACTTCGGTGTCGGCGCACGCAAGTACGACGACAACAACTGGCAGCGCGGCTACGAGTGGTCCAAGTCGTACGGCGCCCTGCAGCGGCACCTGTTCGCCTGGATCGCCGGTGAGGACATCGACGCCGAGACGGGCTCGAACCACCTGATCGCTGTGGCGTGGCACGCGTGCTGCCTCCACTGGTTCTCCGCCAACCGGCCGGAGTTCGACGACCGCCCGAAGGGGGCTGGCCTGTGAGCACGGCAACGCAGAAGGACCCCGCCGTCATGGCGTCGAAGCAGCTCCTCGGCTCCGGCCGGGTGTGGCTCACGCCGCGCATGATGCGCCGGCTCCGCAAGAACGTGAACCGTGCCACGGCGAAGGGGCTGATCCGCTGATGAAGGTCGCGGTCATCGACATCGAGACGAGTCCGGCGACGGCGCACGTGTGGACCCTGTGGGGTGCGAACGTGTCCCTCGCGCAGCTCCTCGAGCCGTCGCGCATCCTCTCGTTCGCCTGGAAGTGGGAGGGCGAGAGCACGGTCGAGTTCTTCTCGGAGTTCCACGACGGCACCGACGCGATGCTCGAGGCGCTGCACGGGCGCCTGTCGGAAGCGGACGCCGTGGTCACGTGGAACGGCATCAAGTTCGATATGCGGCACATCCGGCGCGAGCTCCTGCTCGCCGGGTTCCCGCCACTCAAGCCGCCGGCGCAGATCGACCTGCTCCCCGTGGTCCGCAAGGAGTTCGCGTTCCAGAGCAACAAGCTCGACTACGTGGCGAGCCAGCTCCTCGGCAAGCGGAAGGTGTCGCACGAGGGTCACTCGCTGTGGGTGAAGTGCCTCGAGGGTGACGAGCGCGCGTGGAACAAGATGCGGACGTACAACTGCGGCGACGTGCGCCTCACGTCGCAGCTCTACCGCATCCTCCGCCCGTACGTGGTGGCGCACCCGGTGCCGGGGCTGCGTGCCGGCGTGGTCGACGCCCGGCCGGCGTGCACCCGCTGCGGTGGCCGTCTCGAGAAGCGTGGCTACGCGTACACGCGGCAGGGGAAGTTCCAGCAGTACCAGTGCAAGGCCGCGAAGTGCGGCGCCTGGTCCCGTTCGACGATCCGCGAGGCGGGCGTCAAGGTCGTGGGGGTGCCGTCCACGTGAGCGAGCAGATGACTGTGGAGCCGAACGCCGAGGAGATCCAGGCGGCGGACAAGATGGGCCGCTACATCGGGCGGGCCTGGCCGAACGTCGACACCGACGACATCGTGGCGGAGCTGTACCTGTGGCTGTGCCGCAACGGGCGGCACCTCGAGCGGTGGCGGGAGGAGGGCGCGCACGGGGCGAACAAGCTGCGTGTGTCCCTCGGCCGGCACGCCCGGAAGTACGCCCGCAAGGAGCACGAGATCGTCACGGGTGGGCGCACCGAGGAGGAGGGCTCGGCGTACGAGGAGGCCGAGCTCGAGGTGCTGCTCACGTTCGTGTTCACCGATGACGAGTGGGCGACTGCCGGCTCGGAGCTCCTCGCGTCGCTGGCGGACGTGTCGTCGGCGCTGCACGGGATGCAGCCGGCGGACGTGGCGTTGCTGCGTGCCCGGTACGGGGTGGATCGCACGCTGTCGGACATCGGTGCGGAGCTGGGGTGTACGGAGGACGCTGCCCGGATGCGGGTGAAGCGCACCCTCGAGCGTCTGGCGCAGCGCCTGTCGGGCGAGGGTGTCGGGTGGTCGGGTCGCCGGCACGTGATGTCGAACGCGTCGGCGCAGGCTGCGACTCGGGGGCAGGACCGGTGAAGGGGCCGGACACGATCAACATGGTCGAGACGCGTGCCCGGATCGCCGCGGCCGAGCTTGAGCGCCTCGAGGCGGAGGCACACGAGCGTTGGCTCGAGGAAGGTCGGCTGATGGGGTGGCTCCCCGCCGAGTGAGCGGACGACAGAGCGCCCGGTCCCGTGTGAGGGGGCCGGGCGCTTCTGCGTGTCATCGTGCGGGTGCGGCGGTGATCCGGCGGAACAGGGACCAGGCGTTGAGGACGGCACGGTGGTCGCTCGAGGAGACGGAGAGCGTCATCACGAGGGCGCCGGTGTCGGCTCGGCGTACGTGACGGTGCCGGGAGCGGTGGCTGATGGTGTAGCCGGCTTCCCTGATGCGCTCGAGGAGCTCCTTCTCTGTGCGGGGCGACCTCACGACTGCCCCTCAGCGATGCGTGCGGCGAACTCTCGGCTCAGGTGGCGTACCGTCACCGCCCGGATCTCTGCGGCGATCTGTGCGCGGATCAGCGGCGTCAACGTCTCGACGGCGACGGTGGCCTCCGCGTAGGCGACCTCGCGGGCGATGGCTCGGCTAGTCGAGTCGGCGGCGATCCGCCACGAACCGGCCAGCGCCTCGGCCACTGCCGCGACGTGGGCAGCGCAGGCGGTCATCCCGTCACCTCGGCTGCCTCGAAGTACCAGCACGGGCACCCATCGCGCAGGTGCTCCCGCTTGGTGTGCCCGCAGGTGCAGCGGGCGTCCATGTCACCGGACTCGCTGGCCCCGCACAGGATGACGCCGCTCACAGCGTCACCTCGGCTGCCTCGCGGACGATCTGGGCGGCGTCCTCGCACCCGCCGCAGAGCCCGTCGAACAGGCTGTGCTGATCGCTCCGGCAGGTCGCCTCGATCAGTGCCGCGAACTGTTCGGCCAGGGCTGGGAGCGCAGCAGTGACGGCGGCGGTGGCACCGCAGTCCAGGCACGCGTCGTAAGGATCGGCCTCCTCGTGCGGGCAGTCCTGATAGACGGTCGCCCGCATGGCCTCAGCGGCGAGGCGCACGGCCTCGGTGGTGTCGATCATCGTGCCCACATCCAGACGCCGGCGGCGCCCATCCACACGGGGATCGTGAGGATGAGGGCGACGAGGCAGCCGCGGGCGAACCGGACCCCCTCGGGCCGGGGCTGCAGGTCGTACGCCGTCACGTCGTGCTCCTCTCGTCGATGGCATCGACCCACGAGACTGCGACGCACGCCACCTGCAGGAGCTCCTCGCGCAGCCGGGAGGACGGCCCGGTGGTGGCCTCCTCGAGCGCCTCGGCGACCTCCTCGACGAGGATGTGCGCCCAGGTGCCGCGCCCCTCGGCGAACGCCTCCTGGCAAGCGTGGCGGGCGTCGGCCTCGTCCCATGCGGTGAGGCCGGCGAAGCGGTTGCCGTCGGGGATGTCGGTCTGCGTGCCGTGCTTGGCACGCGCCCGGCCGATCTCCTCGACGACCTCGGTGAGGATGGTGGTGAGGCTCACGCCAGCACCCCCGACGGGGCGGTGAGGATGACGGGCTCGAGCATCTTGGCGAACGCCTGCGCCATGCGGAACGAGTCGAGCGCATCGGCCACGGCACGGTGGCCGGCACCGTTCGCTCCCCCGGTGAGCTCCCGGCCGGCGAGCCGGCTGATCCGCTTGATGCCGGACGTGTCGAGGGTGCCGTAGTAGAACCGGCGGGCGAGGTCGGGTGCGTGCACGTTGAGGAACGGGATGTCGAACCGGTCGATGCCGGAGCCGCCGACCGTGATGGTCTGGCGCCAGTCGATGCCGAAGTAGCAGTCGAGGTACGCCTGCGCCCGGGCGATGCCGGCGTCGAGCGGCACGCCGTGCGTCTCGATGGCGTCGAGCAGCCCGGACTGCTCGTGCATCCGGCACACGTCGGGCTCGAGGTCGGCGGGCTCGAACAGCCACGGCTTGATGACGATGCTGCGCTCGTCGAGCACATCGCGCAGTCCATCGGTGACGACGAGGCCGATCTCGAGGATGTCGTCGTCGGCCGGGTTGAGGCCGGTGGTCTCGAGGTCGAGCCACAGGAGGCGGGTGGTGGGCATCAGAGCTGCTCCTCGATGAGGTCGGCGATGTCGGCGAACGTGTGCCGGCCGCTGTCGTTCAGGCCGGTGAGGTAGTCCGCCCAGTTGCCGTCGGTCGTGGTGACGGACAGGTTCGACACGGCGCCCTCGTGGCCCGTGGGGTTGCTCTCGAGCGCCCACTCGACGACGGCGGGCGAGGACGGGAGGACGATGAGCTGGTTGCTGTGCTTGTCCACGAAGATGGCGGTGCCCGCGGCGGCGTCGTCGGTGATGCGCTTGACGATGCCGTCCTCGAGGGCGAGCTCCACGAGCACGCCGAGGCAGCAATGCTGGACGCCGGCCGTGGTCTGCTTCCGCAGGACGTTCTGTCCCTGCGTGTAGTCGCCGGAGCGCAGGGCGGCGACCCAGCGGGTCTTGATCTCGGGCTTGAGCTTGATGTCGGACACGGGTGGTTCCTTCCGGTCAGTCGAACAGGGTTGGGGGGTCGTACACGTCGGGGTCAGGTCCGTCGGTCGCGTCCTTGTCCAGGACGAGGGCGAAGTAGGCGTGGTCGAACACGTCCGCGCAGCCCTGGCACACGGGGCGCTGGTGGCACAGCTTCGAGTGGGCTCGGCTGCCGAGGATCCGACGGCCGATGTCCCGCTGCGCCTCCCCTCGGGTGGCGTACGGACCCCACGCCTGGAAGTGGTCGCTCTCGGCGTACCGCTGCAGGGCGATCCACGCTCCGCGGTTCCACTTGATCTCGAGGAGCAGGTCGAGGACAGCTACAGCGAGCGCCTCCACGTCGTCGTGCTCGGCCTCGAGCAGGGCGACGATGGCTTTCACCTCGGAGGGCCTATGCCGCATGGTTCCTCCACCCGAGGCACGTCTTGCAGTGCCGCACGTTCGGCCGCGACGGGGGGCGGTAGACGTTCCACTCCTCGTACGGGTGGCCCTGCGGGCAGTGCGTGCGGGCCACGGCTGCCCGGCGCTGGTTTTCCTCAAAGGTCACGGGCTCGCAGTGATCCGGGCGGACGCAGATCGTGTTCATGCACAGGTGGTCGAGGTGCATCCCCTCGGGGATGGGTCCGACGAGCTCCTCGTAGAACACTCGGTGCGCCGTGGTCCGGCCGGCGTACGAGCGCCGCTTCATGGACGCGTAGCCGTTGGGGTTGACGTACCCGTTCCACTCCCAGCACCCGGACTCCGCCACGGTGTAGAGCTCCTCGAGCGGGCGCCGGGTGCGCGTCGTCTTGTGCGTGTCTCCCGCCAGGTAGCGGGCCTGATAGGCGCGACCGCAGGGGCGGCAGCCCCAACGCTTCGGCCCGACGTAGAGGTTCTCCGGGGTGAGCTCGTGCCCGTGGATGCAGTGGGTTGGGATCTTCACGACGCTGCCCTCCGTGCGGCGTCCCTCTCGGCACGCTGCATGGCGGTGCGGATCTTGTGGTGCATCGGGCACAGGCAGCGCAGGTTCGAGCGGTGGTGCCGGCACGAGTGGACGTGGTGGTGGCCGAGGGCGGGGTCGATGTGGTCGACCTCGACCGGTCCCTTCACGTCGCACCAGGCGCACGTGTGCCGGTCCCGTCGGATGACGGCACGGCGCGCGTACTTCCAGATGTGGTCGGCGTAGTAGGCGTGGGCACAGTGGGCGGAGCACCACCTCTTGCCCTTCGGCGAGAGGCTGGCGCAGCACCGGTCGCACACGCCGGCGATGCCGGAGCCGGGCAGGCAGTCGGGGTGCACGTGCTCGGGGCGGGGCGTGAGACTCATCCGATCACCCGCAGCACGGCGTCCCGGTCCACGGCGTTGTCCACCGTGGGCATGAGGGCGAGCACCCCGTCGAGGATGCGCTGCCGCTCGAGGTGCACGACCCATTCGATGGCGGCGGCGTACTCGTGCAGCGTGGCGGCGCTCGGCTTCATGCTGCGTCCTCGCTCGGGTACGGGCGGTTCGCACGCCGGCCGTTCGACGCGTAGGCGTCGAAGTCGTGGAAGTAGTCGTTGTCCTCGATGGCCTCGGCGCGCAGCGCGTCATGCCACGGGGTGCCGGCGTCGATGGCCTCGAGTGCACGGGTGACCTGCTCGGCGAGGTCGTCCACGTTGGTGTCCACGTCGGCGCCGGTGTACGCCCGGCGCACGGCGAGGCGCTTCGTCTCCGTGACGCCGCCCCACAGTCCGCCGAGCTCGGGCAGGGAGGCGAGCCGGCACTCCTGCCAGACGGCGCAGTCGGAGCACACGCCCCGCAGCCACCGTGCGGTGCGCTGGTAGGCGCCCTGGATGACGGCGCGCTCGGCCCGGGTCATGCCCTCGGTGTCGGGCATGAAGAACGTCTCGGTCGGGAGGGTCGAGCAGTTGGCGTGCAGTCGCCACGTCACAGCGGCACCCCGTCCATCGACGGGCGCCCGGCGAGGGCCGGCACGGGGCGGAGGTGGCGGATCGGGGGGCGCACCCACTCGATGCGGGTGCCGTGCACCCACTTGGTGCCTTCGCCTGCGACGGGGGTGACGAGGTACTCGAGGCGCCCGTACACCTTGCGCTCGTCGGTGGCGACGATCGTGACGGTGAGTCCGTCGGAGCTGATGTTCCCGGTCGGGGTGTTCTGGAAGATGCTCACGTCTCTGTCGTGTCCTCTGCTGCTTTGGGGGAAGCCGTTACGTGTGGATGGGTCGTGCGCTGTTGCGTTCAGGCCGTGCTCTCGAGCGCAGCCCTCGCCTTCGCGTAGTAGGCAGCGATGCCAGGGGTGGGGTCGATGCCGATGGCCTCGGCGATGACGTGCGCTGCGAGGCGGGGCGGTACGGCGTTGCCGACCTGCTGGAACTGGCGGGTCCGGGCACCCTGCCAGGGGTAGTCGGGGCGGAAGGACTGCAGGACGCCGGCCTCCCACACCTCGACCTTGACGCTGCCGGGGGTGTTCTGCCGGGGTCCGTCGCCGGGCTTGCGCCACCCGGGTGCGGCGATCACGTCGGGGCGGAACGAGCCGACGACGGTGGTGGCGGGACGCTCGTGCGTCCACTCGCTGCCCTCCTGCGTGGCACGAGGGTCGTCGTGGTGCCACGTGATGTTGCCGGCCTGGTGCCCGGTGAACACGGTCGGAGCGGGCTCCTCGACCGACCGCACGGTGGCGTTGGCGTTGGCGCCCATGCGGAGCCACGACCTCGCCTTCTCCGTGACGACCTGCGCCGGGTGCGCGGTTGCATTCAGGTCACGGGCACGGTAGGCGGTGCCCTCGATGACGACCTCGGCTGCTCCGTCGCTCCGGCAGGGGAAGCCGACGACCCCATCCCAGCCGAGCGCCTCGGCCATCGTCTGCCACGGCACGGGGGCGAACAGCCCGGCATCCTTGCCGTGCGTGGGCGCCGGGCGCCCGACCTTGCGGGTGCGGGAGGCGATGAGGATGGCGCGCTTGCGGGTCTGTGGCACGCCGTAGTCGGCAGCGTTCAGCACCCCGTGCCACGTCGAGTAGCCGCGCTCCTCGAGCAGGTCGGCGTACAGGTCCCACAGCGGGAGCACCGACGGCACCTCCTCGAGCACGATCCACTCGGGCTCGAGCGCCACGGTCCAGCGCATCGGCTCCGCTACGAGGTGCGATCGGGGGTCGGCCCACTCGTGCGTGATGCCGGGCTCTCCGGCGGCGTACGCCTGGACGAGGCGGAACACGGCGTCCTTGTCCAGCCGGCCGAGCTGCTTGCCTGCCTTGCTCCACGCCTGGCACGGCGGCGAGGCGATCAGCCCGACGCACGGGCGGTAGTCGGTGGGCTCGACCGCGGCGATGTCGCCGAGGAACCGGGCGTGCCCGGCCGCTTCGGCGGTGCGGCACGCGTTGGCCTCGAACTCGAGGCCGTACGTGTTGGTGGCGCCGATCATGGTGGCGCCCTCGTCCCAGCCTCCGGGGCCAGCGAACAGGTCGACGATGGGCTCGGTGTAGGTCGAGAGGGTCACCGGCCGACCTCGCACGAGCCGTAGGCGGTGCCGTTCCAGCACACGTCACGGGTGCCGGCGGTGAACAGGATGACGAGGGCGAGGATGCCGAGGGCCAGGGCGATCCGGCCACGGGTCGTGAGGGTCACGCGTTGGAGTCCTTCCAGGTGTGGGGGTAGTCACCGAACGGGTCGGTGTCGGGGCCGAGGAGACGCTCGAGGGCACGCTCGAGGCATCCCCATGCGGCCCAGCGGAGGCGGGTGAGCATCGCTACGTGTTCCCTTCGGTAGGTGTTGCGTTCGGGTCAGTCGTTCATGCCGTCCAGGCAGCTCGGGCAGATCCTGTCGATCTCGTGCCCGTCCACCTCGACCTCGATGTACCCGTGGTCACGGCAGGTGCGGCAGCGCACGATGCGGGGTCCGGTCACTGTGTTGCTCCGAGTCTGTGAGGTGTTGCGATGGACGCTAGCAGGGCTACGTGTTCTGTTGCAATACCTAGCGGGAAGGAATCTTCTCCGCCTTCTCGGGCTGGTGCCTCGCCACCTTGCGGAGGTGGCCGGCAATCTCGAGCGCGTGCGCCTCGTCGCAGGCGTCGATGTCCATGCGGTAGCCGTCCGTCCACGTCACGGTGAACATGGGTCACGCTCCGTTCTGGCGCTGCGCGCCCGGGATGAAGGGGGCCGGGAGCTCCCCGGCGAGGGTGCCGGCAGCCCGGCAGGTGCACGTCTCCGAGTCGCACACGAGGCACGGCGTGCCGTGCGGCTCGAGGTCGAACAGCGGGACCGTCACCGCTCGGGGTCGAACGTGAGGTACACCGACAGGGCCGGCATTCCGTGCGGGTCCTCCGCCGACCACACCTCGGCGCGCACGTCGCGCCCGTCGAGCAGGGCAGCGAGGTCGGAGCGGTCGAGCGCGGCGGTGTAGTCGATCGGCTCAGCCGGCGAGGTGTTCCACTGCTCCGGGCTGCCGTCGTCGTCCAGGCCGGGGCCGTCGGGGTCGTCGTAGTCGTCGTCCTGCTCCGAGGCCGGGAGGTAGGCGCCGGTGTCGATGAACGTCTGCCGGGAGGCGCTCGACCACGTGTCAGCCGTCACGAGGTGCGAGCCGTCGCGGTTGGCCGTGCCGGGGTGGAGCTCCTGCACGGTCACGTCGTCGGCGATGTCGTCGAGGTCGAGGATGGCGCCCATCTGCTCGGCGTGGTGCTGCCACGCTGCGCCGAGGATGCCGCGCGCCTCCTGCTCCGTCGTGCCGAGCGCCGTGAATCGGTAGTTACCGGTGTCGAGAGTGGCGAGGAACATGGTGTGTCTCCGATCGGGTGGTCGTGCGGGGTGTGGCGCCCGGTCATCTGTGCCGGGCGCCGTGTGTGCGGTTGCGTTCAGGTTAGGCGTCGTCGTCGCTGTTCTCGTCGAGGATCTCCGAGAGGATGGCGTCCAGGCCACGCCGGGCGATCATGTAGAGGGCGACGCCGGCGGCGCCCGTGAGGTCGGAGCCGGACGCTCCGAGCTCCTCGGTGTCCTCGTTCCAGGCGGCGAGGTCGGCGAACACCTGCCAGCGTGCGCCGGTGTAGACCGGGACCGCGGAGTCGGCAGCCTCGTGCACGTAGCCCTCGTCGTCGAGTCGGTCGGCCGGGGTGTCGTCGTCGGCGTACTCGAGGATCTCGTGGGCGGCGGACTCGAGCCCGGTCAGGAACGCGCGCCCCTGCTCGGTGTCGGGGTAGGCGCACCCGGCGAGGTTGGCGAGCGTGCCGATGCTGCGGGGTGCGGCGGTGTCCTTGACGTTCATGGTCTGTGCTCCGATCGGTAGGTGTGTGCGGCTTGTGTCTATCATGGTATCGGTTGCAATGCCTAGCGGCCAATACTCCGAACGGGTGATGCCGGCTAGGCGGTGCGACCCCCGCACGCTACGTAAGCGCAGCGGGTCCGACCCTCGGCAGCGCATGAGCACGAGGGGGCGGGGTGCGCGCGCTCGACGTGCGCTGTGCCGGCGTCGTGCGCTCCGGCGTAGCCGTGCCCTCGGCTCGTCCAGGTGCAGCCCGGCCGGAGGCACAGCACGAGCTTTTCCGTGCCCCTCCCCTCCGGGATGCGGAAGTCGGGGTGCGTCGGGTGGTCAACGGTCGCGGTCATCGCTCACACCCCCGCAGCGTGGCAGGCCGCGCAGACGGCGTACTCCGGGTCCGTGCCCACCGGGAGCGGGCTGTCACAGTTGATGCACGCGAGGTGCTCGCCGCACGGGCACTGAGGCAGCGTGCGCAGGGTGTGCAGCGCGACCGACACCGCGCCGGGGAGCGTTGTCCACGACGACCACGGAACGAACCGGGTGCCCTCGTCGGTGCCGTGCTCCGGGTGATTCTGGCAGTCGACGCCGACGATCCACGGGCGCCCGTTCTCGTCAGGGTCCATGCTCACGAGGAGGTCAGGCCCGTCCCCCGGCTGCACCACGATCCCCCACAGACCGCCCGCGAGGTACTCCTCACGAGCCGTCCATCCGATCCCCTGCAGCGCCTCCGCCATGCGGGAGGTGCTCGCCCGGTACGCGTCGTGCTTGCTCATCGTGTGCGCTCCTCGTGCTCGGTTAGTGCCCGGTTGCCTTCCCCCCAACCATCGCCCCCTGTGCCCCCCAATGCAATAGCCCGAACGGGTGAGCTCGTTGATTCACCCATTCGGCCGAGCTGCTCCAAACGGGTGGCCGGCAACGTGCGGGAGCCGTCGGTGGTCGAGCACGAGCGAGGGGGCGCGTCGGGACGCGCAGCACCTGGAGAACCGACACGCGGCGTAGCGGAATCCTCGAGGCTCGGCGACAGCCGGGCCGGGCACCTACTCCCCGCAGCGTGGCAGGGTCCCTGCACACTCAGCACAAGGGCAGGGGAGGGGAGGCAGCCCGGCGGAGCCGGGATCGGGACCCTCGAGCGGAGGCCGGCACGGTGCGGCTTGACCCCGGGGTTGTTGATCGCGCGCGGGTATGTATGTACGTCTCCCCTCGTCAACGTGTGACGGGTTGAGGGGGGCCGGGCGGTAGTCAGATCGGGCTATTTCTGCAGGTCAGGGCTCAACTGACGTTCGTTAACCTCGAACCGTCGCACTAGAACGGTGTGACGACGCCTCCTCCTCCTCCTCTATACAGGAAGGCGCTTCGCGCCTTCTAGAGAGAGACGGTTTCGGAGCGCCTGTGGGCGCTCCTAGGGGCTCGTCGCTCGCTTCGCTCGCTCCTCGCTAGGGGAAGCTCGAGGCCGATGCGCGAGCACGGAGTGCTCGCTCCTAGGTGACGGATTTCGAGGCCGATGCGCCCTAGTCCGAGGCGGGACCGATGGGTCCCCAAGGCTCCCCCGGTGGATACCGGAGGTTGAGCCGGCGGATCTCGACCGGTGCGGGGTGCTCATGGGGCAGCAGGGGAAGGCCGGGAGCCGGCTGCCTACTGCCAAGGTCAAGGCGGAGCTGATCCGGCTGATCGGTGAGGGGCAGTCCGTCAAGGACGCGCTCGCGGTGGTGGGCCGGTCGAGGACGACGTACGAGTCCTACCGGCGGGACGATGAGGCGTTCGCTCACGCGGTGGACCGGGTGCGTCTCGAGGTCGATGCCGGCTTCCAGGCGACGCGGGACGAGCGGGTGGTGCCGGACTTCCCCGAGTTCTCGGAGCGGTACTTCGGGCAGCGGCTGTTCCCGCATCAGCTTCAGTGGTTCGACCTGCTCGAGGGGCGGGAGCCGAGGGCGCTTCACGCGGCGATGACGTACGAGGTGGGGAAGCAGTCCCGCATCATCGTGAACACGCCGCCCGGTCACGCCAAGAGCACGACCATGACGGTCAACTACGTGGTGTGGCGGATCATCAAGAACCCGTCGATCAAGGTCGTCATCATCTCGAAGGCGGCGAAGCTGGCGGAGCAGTTCCTCCTGCAGATCAAGGAGCGCCTCACCGGCGAGGACTACGCGGACCTGCACCGCGACTTCGCCCCGCCCGGCGGGTGGGCGGCGGACTCGGCCGGGTGGTCGGCGTCGCGCTTCTACGTGTCGAGCAAGGTGCGTGGTGGCGAGGCGAAGGACCCGACGGTCCAGGCCATCGGTATCCGCGGCCAGGTGTACGGCGCGCGCGCGGACCTCATCATCGGCGACGACATGATCGACAACACGAACGTGCACGACTACGAGCCGCAGATCAAGTGGCTCCTCGGCATCGTCGGGTCGCGTCTGGCGCCCCGCACGGGCCGGCTCCTCGTGATCGGGACGCGCATCGCGTCGAAGGATCTCTACTCGGAGCTGCGGAACCCGGAGCGGTACTACGGCGGGAAGAACCCGTGGACGTACCTGCTGCAGCCGGCGGTGCTCGAGTACGCGGAGGACCCGAAGGATTGGGTCACGCTGTGGCCGTACGCCGACTCCCCCGCGGACCCCGACGAGGAGCCGATCGAGGGTGGCCTGTACCAGCGGTGGGACGGGGAGACGCTCTCGGACGTGCGGGACGGGCTGCCGCCGTCGGAGTGGTCCCGCATCTACCAGCAGGACCAGCTCGCCGAGGACAACGTGTTCGACCCCGAGTGGGTCACTGGCGCGTGCAAGATGTACGCCCCCGGCACCCTGCCGGACGACCCGGACGAGCGGGTCGGGCGCCGCGGCGGCATGGCGGGGCTGCGGGTCATCGCCGGCCTGGACCCGGCCGTCGCGGGGTACGAGGCCGCGGTCGTGGTCGGGCTGGACCGGTTCACCGGCGTCCGGTGGGTCATCGACGTGTCGAACCGCGCCGGCACGAAGCCCGATCAGACCCGCGCGCTCATCAAGGAGTGGACCGATCGCTACGGCATCCACGAGTGGCGCATCGAGAAGAACGCGTTTCAGGGGTTCCTCACGCAGGACACCGAGGTCCGCACGTACCTCGCGCAGCGCGGCGTGACGCTGACCGACCACCACACGGGCGGGAACAAGCACGACGCAGAGTTCGGTGTCGCTGCCATGAGCCACCTATTCGAAATGGGACAGATCCGTCTGCCGCGCGCCTCGAACGAGGCGGCGAAGGCACTCGTGTCGCAGCTCATCAACTGGCAGCCCAAGCTCCCGAAGGGCGCCAAGACCGACACGGTGATGGCGCTGTGGTTCGCGGAGCTCCGCTGCCAGGAGCTCGTGGCGACCGCCGCCGGCGGGATGCACCAGCGGTCGATCTTCCAGACCCGGGGTGACCGGGCACGGCAGGTCGTCGTGTCGTACGACGAGCTCGATGCGGCGAACGCTGGGTCGTGGTGGCGATGAGGGGATGCTTGTGAGCAGCAACGCGGAGATCGTGGGCCGGTTCACCCGGCTCAAGAGCCGGTACGCGCGTCGAGACGCGAAGATGGCGCAGGTGTACGCCGTCCGCGACGGGCGCATGGCTGAGATCGCCCCGGACCTGTTCCCCGACACCGGCCCGTTCCAGGCGCCCATCACGGCGAACATGATCGACGTGGCCGCGCGCGACATCAGCGAGACGATCGCGCCGCTGCCGTCGGTCAACTGCCGGTCCCCGCACATGGTGAAGGACGGCGACCAGCGCAAGGCGGACCTCCGCACGCAGATCGTGCAGGGCTACATCAGCACCTCGGACCTGCAGGTGCAGGCGTACACGGGGGCCGACGACTACATCACGGCCGGGTTCCTGCCCGGCCGCATCATCATCGACGACGAGCGACAGACGCCGATCATCGACCTCGTGGACCCGACGGGCTGCTACCCGGAGATCGACCGGTTCGGCCGCGTGCACGCCATGTACCGCCGGTTCCTCATCGAGCCCGACGAGCTGCGCGCGCAGTACCCCGAGCACCGGGCGTCGATCGACGAGCACTTCCGGCTCCGCGACGAGAGCATGGTCGAGGTGCTCGAGTACCAGGACGACGAGCGCGACGTGATGCTCGTCCCGTCGATCGAGAACCAGGCCGGCGCCGGGTGCATCACCCTGCTCGACGTGCCGAACCGTGCCGGCCGCTGCCTGTGGCGGGTCGCGCAGCGCCCCGGCCGCTCGAAGCGTGGGCAGTTCGACGACGTGCTGTTCGTCCAGCTCGCCAAGGCACGCTTCGCGCTCCTGGCGATGGAGGCCGCGCACAAGAGCGTGCAGGCGCCGATCGTCGTGCCGACGGACGTGCCGAACATCCCCCTCGGCCCCGACGCCGTGATCCGCACCTCGAACCCTGCCGGCGTGGGTCGCATCAAGCTCGACGTGCCCCGCGAGGCGTTCGGCGAGCAGGCGCAGCTCGACTCCGAGCTCCGCATCGGCACCCGCTACCCGGAGGTCCGCACCGGCAACACCGACGCCGGCGTCATCACCGGCCGCGGCGTCCAGGCGCTCATGGGCACGATGGACACGCAGGTCCGTACCGCGCAGGCGGTGCTCGCCCGGTTCTACGCCGACCTGCTCGCGCTCGCGCTCGAGGTCGACGAGAAGGTGTGGCCGAACGTCACCAAGACGCTCGAGGGCCGGGTGAACGGCACCCCGTTCGAGATCCGGTACAAGCCGTCCCGCGACATCGCCGGCGACACCACGGTGGACGTGCAGTTCGGCCTCATGGCCGGGCTGGACCCGAACCGGTGGCTCGTGTTCGGGCTGCAGGCCCGGGCGGAGAAGCTCATCAGCCGCGACTACCTCCGCCGGCAGATGCCCGCGGACCTGGACGCTGGCGAGGAGGAGCGGAAGGTCGACATCGAGGACTACCGCGAGGCGCTCAAGCAGGCGATGGCCGGGTACGCGCAGGCCATCCCCGTGCTCGCGCAGCAGGGGCAGGACCCGAGGGAGATCCTCCGTGGGCTCAAGGTCGTCATCGACGGCCGGCGCGCGGGGAAGATGATCGAGGACACGATCGAGGACGCGTTCGCGCCCGAGGAGCCGGAGATCCCCGAGGTGCCCGAGGGTGCCGAGGGTGGCGGCGAGGGCGGGCAGCCGCCGTACGGGCTCGGACCCACCGGACTGCTCAAGGGCGTCGCCCCCGGCCAGGCCGGGCAGGCGCCCGGTGGGCGCCCGGACCTGCAGATGATGCTCGCCGGGCTCGACTCCCGCGGCCAGGCGCAGATCAGCGCCGGCGTGTCCCGCCGCGTCGCGTTCTGACCGGACGTTCGACCCCGCCCCTGCTCGCGCCTAGTACGTCACGGGTGCGGACAGGGGTGGTGGCGTTGTACGTGGACCAGGACGGCGACGAGGCACCGGCGGTGGCGCTGCAATGGCAGCCGTTCGTCGGGTTCGGAGCGCACTTCGTGGCGAACCTCCTCGAGGCCGGAGTCGGACTGGCAAGGGCGGTTGCCGTCGAGTTCTTCGCCGCTGCCAACCATGCCGAGCAGCAGGAGACGTTCATGCGTCAGGCCGCGCTCGAGATCGAGTCCCTCGCCAGCGGCGTCGTGCCCCTGTTCGCACCCGTTCGCGTGCCCAACGAGGACGACCTCGAGGACGACGACGACGAGTGGGACGAGGACGAGGACTGATGGCGAACGGCCACGGCGGCTACCGCCGCCCCGAGAACCCTGCGCCCGTGTCCGGGCCGGGCAAGTTCTCTCGCCGCACCGACGGCGGACCCGCAGACACGAAGCATCAGGCGCCCCGGTGGACCGGCGGCGCCGAGTACGGCGAGGGGACCGAGCTCATGGAGATCCAGGGTGGCGCCCCGATGGCCGGCGGACCTGCCGCGCCGTCGCTCAACTTCGGCGCCCCGACCGCGCGCCCCGACGAGCCGATCACGCACGGCGCCCCGTTCGGTCCCGGTGCGGGACCCGAGGTGCTCGCGTACGGCGCACCCGAGCAGGACCACGTGGCTGCCGCCGTCCGGGCGGCGTACGCGCAGAACCCCTCCCCCGCCCTGGCCGGGCTCGTGAGCCAGCTCGACGCAGAAGGGCGCTGACCCGTGGCCGACGCACGCAGCTACCGTCCCGGCTCCGGCCAGCCCACCACCTCCGAGGGTGCTCCCTCCGCGGCGGTCGACCCTGCCTTCCTGAACCCGGCGACGTACGACGAGTACCTCGCCGCGGCGCGCGCTGGCGTCCTGGCGCCGGGCGCCCCCGCCGGTTCGGCCGCTGCGCTCGAGGCGCTCGCTGCCGCGAACCCGGGGCTCTCCCCCGACGCTGCCGTGGCGGCGCTCGCCACCGGTGCCCCGCCCACCGACCCGTCGGTGCAGCAGATCGCGGCCATGACGACCGAGCAGCGTGCCGCTGCCATCGCGGCCGGCATCCAGGCTGCGGCCCGGGACCGCAAGACCGAGCAGAACGAGGGCGTGCAGGGTCTGCTGCGCGCGACCTCGCGCACCGTGTTCAACGCCATCGAGGCGCCGTTCCAGATGGGCATGAACGCCGCGGCGTACGCCGCCGGCAAGGCGAACGGCACGCAGCCCGAGGGCGTGGGCATCGGCGACGTGTTCACGAACACCGACCTCGGCTCGCAGGTGTACGGCATCCAGGACGGCGGGCAGCCCGGCGGGTACGGCGACCAGGGCGACGGGTGGTTCACCGACCCGAACAGCCCGGCCGCGAAGATGAAGGAGGGGCTCGACAACGACATCGCCGGTGGCACCGGTGCGTCGCTCGGGCAGCGCCTCACCAACTCGCTGCAGCTCGAGAAGGGCTCCGCCCCGTACTCGATCCTCTCCGGCACGGTCGATGCGGCGTCGCGCGTGTTCGACCCGTCGATGTACGTCGGCGCCGGCGAGGCGAAGGCCGCGCTCAAGGCGGTCCAGGGCGTCGATGCGGCGAAGGGCGCGCAGGCTGTGCGCGTCGGCTCCGCCGCTGCCGCTGCCGACGACGCGCTCGCGGCTGCCCGGGCCGAGGCCGGCAAGGCGTACGACGCTGCCGCTGCCGCGGACGTGGCGGGGAAGCGCGTCACCACGATCGAGGACGAGCTGAAGCTCGCGCAGCAGCAGCAGCTCGAGAACATCGTCGTGAAGCTCCCCGAGGCGCGCGCTGCCGCGGCGGCGGACCAGGCGCGTGTCGACGCGCTCGTGGCGGACAACATGGCACTCCTCGCGGAGCGCCCCGTCGAGGAGTGGCGTTCGCACGCGCTCGAGGTCGAGGCTGCCCTCAAGGCAACCGAGCACGAGGCTCGCACGACGATGACCGCTGCCGTCGAGGGGGCCGAGGCTGCGCGCACGCTGCGCGACACCATGCTCGGCGAGGGCCACATCCTCCCCGTGCCGGAGCCGCAGGTGCCGGCCGGCGTCACGGTCAAGACCACCACGGCCACCGACGCTGAGCTCGGCTCGAACCTGCACACGGTCGCGTTCTACAAGGACGACCAGCCGGCCGCGCAGATCATGTGGGACACCGAGACGGGCGAAATCGCCATGATCGAGGTCAACCCGGAGCTGCGCCGGCAGGGCTTCGCCGACTCGATCATGGACTACGCGACCGACTACTCGGCGTCGAAGGGCATGACCCGGCCGGAGCACTCGAACCTGCTCACCGAGGACGGCAAGGCGTGGGTCGCGGCGTACGAGCAGAAGCGCGCGCTCCGCGGCATCGACGAGGACTCCATCACCGAGGAGGCGCAGCGGCGCCTCGCCACCGAGCGTGAGGCGTACGACTCGCAGCACGCCGAGGCCGACGGCGAGATCCTGTCGTGGCTGTCGCTCCCGCAGCGCAACGTCTACGAGAAGCACGGGCTCATCCCGCTGTCCGTCATCAAGCGCCAGCTCGAGCAGGCGTCCGGCGGTGGGCTCGCGCCGGCCGAGCACGTGTTCGCTCTCACGCGCCACGGCATCACCGACCAGGCTGAGGCGCACGCGCGCGGCGGGTCGTCGTGGCTGATCGGCGAGTACGAGCGCGCGTCGCAGCTCCTGCCCGGCAAGGAGAAGGGCGTCCGGTACGTCCGCATCCCGTGGAAGCAGACCAAGGACGACACCGCCAGCGCGCTCGAGAAGCACGCCGACGACGCGCGCGGCGAGGCCATCGCCGCGGCCGACGAGGCACCGAAGGGTCCGGTCGTGTCCGTCATCGACGGCGACGACGCGGGCGCCACCGAGAAGGCGCTCGGCGCGCTGTACGAGGTGCTCCCCCGCCTCGAGGAGGCTGCCGGCGTCCCCATCCCCGGCAGCGTGTTTGATGGCGTCGGCACCCCGAAGGAGGCTGTCCTCCGCCTGGGCAACGCGCTCGAGACGGCCGGCGTGGAGCAGCTCCGCATCGACGGGCTGATGATGCGCCTGAACGACGACCTGCTCGAGCACGGCGTCGTCATCGACGGAGTGCAGGGGCTCGCCCCCGCCGGCCGCGGCAAGGGCGTGCAGCAGGCGCACTTCGAGGCCGAGAGCCACGCCGACACGCTGGCGTACGCGTCCGGCCTGTACGGCGAGGAGACGGCTGCCCTGCAGTCCGAGCTCGCCGCCGCGCAGGCGGCGTACAAGAAGCTCACCGACGAGCGCCCCATCAACGCTGCCGGCCGGCGCGCGGACCTGTCCGCCACCCGGGTCGAGGGGCTCGAGGCGCAGGCTGTGAAGCGGCAGCTCGCGCGCATCGCGTCGCTGCAGCGTCGCCTCAAGGAGGCCACCGATCAGGTCGGTGTGCGCGTCGCCGACCGGGACGAGTCCCTCGCGGTCGTCCGCCTCATCACCGAGGAGGCGTCCCGCCGTGCCGGCGTCGGCGCTCCCCTGCCGCCGGCGGCGGACGCGAACGCTCACCTGCAGTTCCTGCAGGACATCGCCGGGCTCCGCAAGACCGCGGACGGCACCGACGTGGCCGACCTGGACAAGGGCATCGCGTTCCTCACCGGCACCGACGCGGAGCCGCTGTACCGGGCCATCACGGCGCTCGACAACCCGGCGACCCTGCACACGCTGACGCGCGGCAAGCTCCCGGTGCAGATGGTGAACGAGCTCGCCGCGGCCAAGACGGTCGACGACGCTCGTGCCGTGTTCGTCCGGTACGCCGGCCGCGGGATGCTCGACGAGACGACCGGCAAGCTCCGTGGCCTCCGCATCGTCGCTCGCGCGGCGATGAACGGGCAGGACCCGGAGAAGATGCTGACGGCGTACGGCAAGGCGTTCGGCGTGTTCGCCAAGGGCACCGAGTGGGGCACCGCCGCTGCACGGCGCAACGTGCCGTGGGCGTCCGCGCGCCACATCGAGGACCACGAGGGCATGGTCAACCTCGTCTCCGACACGATCAACTACATGGAGCGCCTGTGGCGCCCCACCCGGAACGCCGAGGGCCGGGAGTGGCACAACGAGTGGGTCAACCGGATGCTCGCGGCGCAGACCAGCGAGGCCCGGCGCACCGTGTGGTATCAGATGCTCGACGGCACGGCGCTGCGCGCGGCGAAGGCGCAGGGGCTGTCGGACGAGCTCGCGGAGCAGTTCGTCGGCTCGCTCAAGGCGAGCATGGCGCGGCAGCGGAACCTCACGTCGTACACGGCCGAGGCTCGTGCCGCGAACGGTGGCACCCCGCTGACCCTCAACGGGCAGCCGCTGCCGAAGAACGTGGCGATGCTCGAGGCTGAGATGTCGACGCGCGTGATGACGCCGGACTGGCGCGAAATGCGCCGTGCGCTCAAGAGCGCGCAGTCGCTCGAGCGTGCAGCGAACGGCACCCCCGAGGCGCGGCGCGCTGTGATGGAGGCGTCGGACGCCGTGTTCGACAAGTTCTGGCGCACGAGCGTGCTCGCGTTCCGCGGCGGCTACGTGATCCGCAACATGGCGGACATCCAGGCGCGCATGTACCTCACGCAGCACCCGTCGGTGTTCACGTCGCCGCACGGTCTGGCGGCGCTCGCGCTGTCGCACCGGCTCGACCCGAACAGCGCGATCGGCCGGCTCATCAACAAGGCGGAGCGCGCCGATCACGACGTGGACGGCCGGCCGTTCGAGAAGCTCGACGGCGAGGACGCACTCATGGCGGAGGGCTGGGACGGGTTCAACCGTGTCGCCGCCCGCGACACGAGCCTGCTCGACCCCGGCTCCCCCGGGCGTGCGATGCGTCTCGGCGAGGTGCCGGTCGGCACCGACCACCCCCTGTTCTTCCGCGGCTGGGCGAACGAGCTCGGGAAGATGTGGGCGTCGCCGATGGCGTCCGACGTGCTCAAGGTGCTCACCGGGCAGCGCCTCAAGGCGCTCGACGACCACGTGAAGGCGACCGGCATCCTCGACCGTGAGGCTGCCCTCGTCGACTACCTGTGGTCCGGCCCGGGCAAGGCCCGGCTCGACCGGCTCCGCGACCTCTCCCCCACCCTGTCGGAGCGCATCGTCAACCAGGACGACCTGCGCGCGTACCTGTTCGGCGGGGAGGCCGTGAGCCTCGCGTCCCGCTGGCGGCGTACGACGCTGGACCTGGACCCGACGATCGTGGAGCACGTGATCGGCCGGAAGGTCGCCGACGACCTGCCGGACGGGCAGGGCGTGAAGGCTGCCACGTCGTTCCTCGAGAAGCGGGACGAGACGGCGCGTCTGCTCCGCTCCGTGTCGAAGGACTCGATCGGCGACCCGGCGTTCCCGGTGCAGCAGGTCAACGCTCCCGTGTGGGCTGACCGGAGCGCCGGCAACGCGTTCGCGCAGCGGGTGGAGGGCGCGACCGACGCGTTCTTCCACATGAGCAGCGTCATCGAGAAGGACCTCGGCTACCTGCCGGAGTTCCGCTACGCGAAGTGGGACCGCACCGCACAGCTCGTGCGCGCGCTCTCCCCCGAGGACGCGCAGAAGGTGCTCGCCACGGCGGAGGAGACGCTCGGCGGCGGGTTCTACGGCTCGTGGGCGAAGCGCACCCTCAACGAGGTGCGCCGTGCGGCGAAGGCCGCGGACGGCGACGGGGCGTTCACGATCGACGACCTCAAGAACGTCACCGACGAGTACGGCGTCCGCCAGGTGCGGGACCTGTTCTACGACGCGCAGAAGCGCAACGCGTTCGGGCACGCTCTCCGCCTCGCGTCGCCGTTCGCGCAGGCGTGGGCGAACAGCCTCCGCACGTGGGGCCGGCTCGCGGTCAAGAAGCCGAAGCAGGTTTACAAGGCCGGGCTCGTGTACCGCGCCGGCCAGGGCGAGGGCACGGCGTGGCTGACGGACGACCCGTCCAACCCGGACGACGCGCTGTTCTACACCGACCCCACGACCGGGCAGCAGATGGTCGGTATCCCGGTCGTCGGCAGCGTGCTCGCTGCGATCGGCTCGCTCGCGTCGATGGCGCACGGCGGTGCACCGATCGACCCGGGTGCCACCGGTGCCGCGTCGCCCGTGTCGTCGTTCAACCTCCTCTTTCAGAACGGGATGCTCCCGGGCGTCGGCCCGGCCATCAGCATCCCGGCGACGATGCTCGACGGCAGCGACACCTACCAGGCGGCGGTGCCGGACTGGATGAAGCGGGTGCTCGTCCCGTACACGAACGTCGACCCCGACCGGGACCCCGGCGTGCTCGAGGCGATGGTGCCCGGGTGGTTCGGCACCGTGCTCGCGGGTGCCGGCGTCCCCGGGTTCCAGGAGCGGGTCACCAAGTACGTGAAGCCGTCGATGGCGGCGCTGTTCTCGAAGCACCCCGAGCGTTACCTCAACGACCAGGGCTTCATGGACTCGGACTCGCAGGCTCGCCTGCTGCGTGACGCCAACGCGCTCGCGCACGGCCTCACGTTCGGCAAGGGTCTGCTGCAGAACATGAGCGCCGGCTCGCTGCAGCCGCAGGTGTACGTGCAGGACCGGAACGGCAACAACCTCTCGCAGCCGACCCTGACGCGGGAGTTCAACGACCTCGCGGTGGCGACCGGTTCGCGCGAGGAGGCGATGGCCGAGCTCGTCGACAAGTACGGCGTCGAGCCGCTGCTCACCATGCTCCCCAATCGGGAGTTCGGCTACCAGCCGACCGACCAGGCGTACCATTTCGTGAAGGACAACCCGGGCGTGGCGGACGAGCACGGCTCCGTGCTGTCGCTGTTCCTCCCGGGCGGCGGGTACTCGGCGTACATGGACCGGTGGGCGCGGAAGCGCGGCAGCAACCCGGCGCTCGACCCGGGCGAGATCGTCGACTACTCCAACGGCCTGCTGTTCGAGGCGCAGATGGGGCAGCTCGAGCGGAAGCTCGTGCGCGGCGAGATCACCCAGGACCAGTACGACGTGTCGGAAAAGCAGCTCCGCAAGGACTACTCCGATGTGCCGCAGTCGCAGCGCACCCTGAACGGGCGGAACGTCGCGGTGTCGGAGATCCGGTCGGCGCTCGAGACGCCCGAGCTGAGCAAGACCGAGGCGGGGCACGCGGCCGACGTGTACCTCCGGCTCCGTGACCAGGCGGTCGCCGCGGCCGGCGGCGGCGCTCTCGGTGGCGAGGGTGACGCGCCCCTGCGCGCGTGGCTCCGTGAGCAGGGCGAGGAGCTCGCGTTGCAGTACCCCGAGTTCCTCGTGATGTGGACCCGCGTGTTCCGTGGAGAGGTGAAGGACTGATGGCAACCGATCGTGACGAGGAGAACCGGGTCGCGTACGAGGAGTACGTCGCCGACTACAAGGCGATGCCGATGCCGGCGTCGCCGCTCGTCGGCCCGGCCGCTCCCGCACGTCCCCCGCTGATGTCGTACGAGGAGTGGGCGGCGTGGCGCGTCGCGCAGGAGGACCGGGGCACCCCCTCGGACACCTCCCCGCTGCGCCCGGCGGACAACGCTCCGCTGCAGCCGGCGGCAGCCGGCGTCGCTCCCGCCTCGAGCGGGCCGAACGCTGCGAACGAGGCGATGTCCCGAGCGGGCACCATGCCGGCCACCGGGGCGAACGGCCTCATCGGCTTCGACGGCACCACGGCGCTCACGGGCGCCCCGTCCGGGTACACGCCGTGGCTCACCACGACGGACGGCGGGGTCGCGGCGGGCAAGGCGCCCGGCTACACGGCGGGCAACGAATACACCGAGTGGGCGGATCAGAACGAGGAAGCCCGCGTCGAGTGGAAGAAGGCGCTGTGGTTCGCCGGGTACTACGGCGGGCAGAAGCCGGTGCTCAACGGTGACCTGGCGCCCGAGGATCTCTCGGCGCTGCGCTCCGCGATGGAGCTCGGCAACCTCAACGGCAAGACGTGGCAGGACGCCATCGCCCCGCGCGTGGCGCTCGGGCAGCAGCAGGGCGGCGCGTACACGGGCAAGGACTCCGGCCCGGCGCAGGCGTCGGGCGCGTTCGATCAGACCGTGACGGCGCTCCGCGGGTTCGCGGAGGACAACGGCATCAACCTCACCGAGGACTTCATCGGCAAGCAGGCCAAGGCCATCGCCGAGGGCACGGTGTCGGCGGACGAGGTGCTCGGCGAGCTGCGCGACAAGTACGTGGCGCCGGCGTACCCGGGGTTCGCCGACGACATCCGGGCGGGCAAGAGCGTGCGGGACCTGGCGGCGCCGTACACGGCGACGATGGCGAAGCTCCTCGAGATCCCCGAGTCGGACGTGAAGGTGAACGACCCGTCCATCGCGCGCGCGATCCAGGCGGTCGACGAGAAGGGCCAGGCGGCGCACCTGCCGCTGTGGCAGTTCGAGCAGGAGATCAAGAAGGACTCCCGCTACCAGTTCACGCAGAACGCGTGGAACGAGTACGGCAAGCAGGCGTACAAGGTCATGCAGATGTTCGGATTGCAGGGGTGACGCACGGTGCCGAGTGACGCTTACGAGTACGCCAAGGCGGGATCGAGCTACGCCCCGGGGGGCTCCACCTACCAGTCGCAGGTGCCGTCCTACTACGGCGCCTCGAGCAGCCCGTGGGGTCCGCTGGGGTCGACGCAGCAGCAGACCGCGGCCAAGCCGGGGTACGCCGGTGTGACGGGGCCGGGGAAGGTCACGGACCCCACCGTCGCGCAGAAGGGCGGCGGGTCGGTGTTCGACTGGATCCTCGACACGTTCAAGGGCTACGGCATGGGCGACCTCGGGAAGGACGCGCTCGACGCCATCCGTGACGCGCGCTCCCCGGAGGAGGCGACCACGCGGATCCGCGAGACGGAGGCGTACAAGGTCCGGTTCGCCGGCAACGAGGCTCGCCGCAAGGCGGGGCTCCCGGTGCTGGGCGAGGGCGAGTACCTCAACCTCGAGTCGTCGTACCGCCAGACGCTGCGCGCGGCCGGGATCCCCAAGGGGTTCTACGACCAGCCGCAGGACTTCGCCAACTGGATCGGCGGCGACGTGTCGCCGGCGGAGATCAGCGAGCGGGCGCAGACCGCGATGGGCCTGGTGAACAGCCGGGACCCGAACGAGCTCAAGGCGTTCCAGGACTACTACGGCATCGGCAAGGGCGACCTCGCGGCGTACTACCTGGACAAGAACCGGTCCCTGCCGAAGCTGCAGCAGCAGGCGGAGATCGCGGGGCTCGGCGCTGAGGCGCTCCGTGCTGGCCTCAAGAGCAGCGAGGCGCACTCCGCGGAGCTGCAGGCTGCCGGGATCGGCAAGGAGCAGGCGCGTGGCGCCTACAGCCAGACGGCGCAGGACAAGGGCGTCATCGCCAAGCTCGCTGCGATCGACGGCGCCGGCAAGGGTCTGCGGACGGACGACATCGTGGACGCTCGCCTCGGCCTGGACGCGAAGGCGGAGAAGAAGATCCGCGACTCGTCCCGGCGGGAGATCGGCCGGTTCGGTGGCAAGAGCGGCGGCACCGCGGCGCTCGGGCGCTCCTCGTCCGGCTCGTTCTGACGGGGCAGCGTTCGGTAGTCGCACGGTGCCCGTCTAGTAGGGGATGGCTGAGTGCGGGGCGCGCGTCGCTGCAGCGCCCGCACCAGCCCCACCTACCTGCCTCGAGAGAACCGGCGCTCGAGGTTGCGAACAAGCCGGTAGCGGAAGCCACGCTCCTGCCCTCCGTGGGGGATGTGCGGTCTGCGACTTACTGTGAACGGAGTGTGGCCCTGTGGCCGAGCGCGACGAGTACGACGACAACGACGGACACGACGGCGGGTCGGACAACGACACGCCGCTGGTGAAGGACCTGCGTAGGCAGCTCCGGGCAGCGAAGAAGGAGACGGTCGAGCTCACCGAGAAGGTGACCAAGCTCGAGGCCGGCTCCCGGGAGCGTTCCGTCAAGGACGTGCTCACCGCGAAGGGTGTGCGCCCTGGCATCGCACGGTTCGTCCCCAAGGACGTGACCGACGAGGCCGACATCGTGAAGTGGCTCGAGGAGAACGCCGACGACCTCGGCATCACCCTCAGCGACGACGGCGGTGCCGGCGACCAGGACGCGGAGCCCGACCCCGATGCCGATGCTCGGCGCCGCGCAGCAGCGGTTGCCGGACGTGGCATCGCCCCGGCCAAGATGGCCGACCTCGAGGCGCGCATGGAGAAGGCGCAGACCCCCGAAGAGGTCGACGCGATCATGGCCGAGGCGCAGCAGTACGTCCTCTGACCTCAACGCAACAGGGCACGTCCCTGACGCGTGACCCGCACAGAAAGGCACGAGCGTGCCGAACGCATACCAGTCCACCTCCGTGCTGTCGAACCTCGTCAAGACCGGGTACGACCGCAAGTTCCGCCTCGCCCTGCGCTCGCTGCCGCAGTTCCGCTCGATCGCCGACGTGAAGCCGGCCAACGAGACGAACCCCGGCGACAGCGTGGCGTTCCACATCTACTCGGACCTCGCTCCGGTCACCACGACCCTGGACGAGATCACCGACCCCGACAGCGTGGCGGTCGCCAACCCGGCGCCCATCAGCGTCACCCTCGAGGAGCGCGGCAACTACTCGGTGACCACGCGTCGCCTGCGCGCGTTCACCCTCGACCCCAAGACCGACGGCAACCTCGCCAACATCCTCGCGTTCAACATGGTCGACTCGCTCGACGCTGTGGTCCGCGGGAAGCTGGACGCGGGCACCCAGGTCATCCGTGAGTCGGCCGGTGCGCTGAGCACCACGGCGGCGGTCACCACCGTCACCCCGACCGACGTGCACAAGGCGCGCGACTACCGCTACGCCATCACCAAGCTCCGGGCCGCGAACGTGCTGCCCATGCGCGGTGACAAGTACGGGGTGTTCATCCACCCCGAGGCCGCGCTCGACCTGCGTACCGAGACGGGTGCCGCCGCGTGGCGTACCCCGCAGGAGTACCAGGCCGTCGAGGCTCTCAAGGCCGGCGAGATCGGCACCTGGGAGGGCGGCATCTTCATGGAGACGCCGCGCGCCACGAACGCGCAGTCGGGTTCCGGTGCCGGTGGCACGCAGACCCGCGTGTTCAACTCCTACGTGCTGGGCCAGGAGGCGCTCGCCGAGGCGGTCGCCGAGGAGCCGCACCTCGTGCTGGACGGCGTGGTCGTCGACCCGCTCAAGCGCAAGGTCGCTGCCGGCTGGTACGGCATCATCGGCTGGAACCTGTTCCGCCCGGAGAGCCTGTGGGTCATCCAGGGTGCCTCGAGCATCCACCCGAACGCCTGATCCAGGCAGCTCGTAGTCGGAGGTCCCCGTCCCCCACCCGGGGGCGGGGGCCTTCGGCGTTGATGGAGAGGAACCAGGATGCTCCCTACGACTGAGGGTGGCTCGAGCTCGAGCTCGCAGGTCGATGCCACGCTGTCGCGTGCTGCGGCGGGTGCGGTGCTGAACGCCGTGGTGGGCACGGCGACGGACGTGCTGGGGATCGGCGCGAACCTCAAGGTGGCGCTGTGCTCGAGCGCGCCGGCGGTGAACATCGCGGACGGCACGTGGGACCTGTCGGCTGCCGAGCTGACGGACGTGCTGGCGCCCGGGTACGCGCGTGCCACGGTCCCTCGCGCGACGGGGTTCGTGGCGCCGGCGGGCGCCGCCCCGGTGCACGCGGACACGGTGGATCAGGTGCTGTTCCCGCTCGCGGGTGCGGACTGGCCGGCCGTCACGCACGTGGCGCTGCTCGACAACGCCGGCACGGTGGTGCTGACGGTGTTCGAGCTGACGGCGCCGATCCTGGTGCTGGCAGGCAAGCAGGCGCGCATCCCGGCCGGGTCGCTGTCGTTCACCCACCCGTCGATCTGAGGTCCTGATGGCTGTCCAGACGCGCACGCAGCTGCTGTCGTGTCCCGCTGGGGACGCGTCGGTCGTGCTGACGTTCGACGATGTGACGTTCGAGATCCTCACGGCCGAGATCGGCGTGTCCGGCGTCAACGTGTCGATCGTGGCGCTCGCCTACGTCTACCGGGACGGGCAGGCCGAGGTGGTCGGCTCGGGCAACATCCTGGCGGAGTCGCCGCCCGGCGGGCTGCCGGGTGGCCTGTGGAACACGGTGCTCACGCTCGGGGCGCCGTTCCAGCTCGACGTGACGAAACAGTGGGAGGTGCGGCTGCAGCTCGCGGGCTCGCAGTCCGGTGGGTACACGAACAACTTCTCGGAGCCGATCATCCCGGCGGTGACGCTGTGGGCGCCGCAGGCGCACCCGGTCGGGACGATCGTGGCGTCCGGCACGTTCACCCCCACGGGTGAGACGTGCGTGATCGGCTACAACGTGGAGACGTACGAGGGCGCCTACAACGGCCCGTATGGCTACGACCTGCTCCCGATCTACACGCTGGTGTCGGGCTCGATCGGTTCGAACCGCACGGTCGTCATGGACATCCAGGACTCGCGCGGCCAGTGGCGCAACGCGTGGGCGACGTACCGTCCCGGCGTGGTGGGTGGGCAGGAGACGAGCCTGCCGGTGGTGTTCTCCACGGTGGCACCGCAGGTGCCGACGGAGGCGACGCAGCGCGCGAACGTGGCGGCTCGTGGTGTCGCCACCCCGTCCGGGTGGGGCGACGGCGACTCGGACCTGTACGCGTCCGGCCCGGGGCACCCGTACGCGACGCAGCGGCCGGGCAAGGTGGGCTTCCGCTACTCGGGTGACCCGCTCGGCACGTACTTCCACGAGCAGGACGTGCTCGACCTGTTCCCGCCGTACAACGAGGCGATCCTGTCGGAGAACCTCGAGGTCGGGGTGTCGATCGCGCTGGACACGGCGTCCGGTGTCGAGGTCGAGGGTGACTCCCCTGGCGCGGACGGCGACGGCGTTCCCCCGGTGGGCGTGACGCCGGTGCCTGGCGGTGTGGAGGTGACGACGCCGGACGGGCCGGTGTTCGTGCCGCTGCCGCACGGCACGCCAAACGGGCCGATCATCCTGCGGATCGTGGACGGCAAGCTCGTCGTCGTCTACGACGGCCAGGTCATCTACGTGTACGAGCTCACGCCGGAGGACTACTCGGCGCTCACCACGTCGGGCTCGTACGTGGGGGTGTGGGACCCGCTGGCCGGCACGGTGACGCCGGACGACGACTACGTGGCCGTGTACCCGCCGCTGGGCGGGTGGCGCTACCGGATGCTCGCCCGTGAGCGGCAGCCGCTCGGGCTGGCGCCTCGCCTGTTCTACGCGTGGGCGTCCCGGGAGCAGGGGCTGTCGGTGGCGTACTGGCCGGGCACGGGCCTGGCGGAGATCACCGAGGGCTACCCGCAGGAGTACGAGACGGACCCCGATGTCGTGATCTACCGCGGCGGTGTCGCGTGGGAGGTCGACGCTGCGGTGGCGACGGCGGTGGCTCGAGCGGGTGGCCTGGCGTACCTGACGGAGCTGTCGGCTCCGACCCCCTAGTAGGTGGGGGAGGTGGTCACGGTGGCCTGCAGGACTGGTTGCGCGACACAGGATCACGGCTCGTGGGGCGAGTGCGCCCGGGCGGCGAAGCTCAAGATCGCGTACTGCGGTGTCGGTGGCGGCGACGCGACGAAGCAGCGGAAGTGGGATGCCGAGCTCGACTCGTACCGCGCTGCGCGCGCGGAGGGCATCCAGCCGGCGAGCACGCGCTCGCACGACATCCGGCTCGCACGGGAGCTGAGCGACGCCACGGGCGTCGCGTTCAACGCGGAGACGGTGGGGAAGGTCGACTGATGGTTCGCAGGGTCCGGTACGCCGAGGAGGGGCACTCCCATGCGGGGTCGTCCCTCCCGTCGGTGTCCGGTCACGCACCGGGCGAGGTGCTCACGCTGGGCGGTGGCAGCGTCCCGGGGTGGGCGGTGCCGGCGGTCCCGTCGCTGGACCTCGACGACCTCGGCGACGTGTCGGCTGGGTCGCCGTCGGTCGGGGATCACCTCGAGTGGAACGGGTCGCTGTGGGTGCCGGCCGCGCCGGCGTCGGGCGGCGGGTTCGACTTCCAGGGCGTGTGGGACGTGGGCACGGCGTACACGACCGGGCAGGTGGTGCGGCGCACGAACGGCTCCAAGGACGGGCTCTACATCGCCACGGCGGGCAGCACGGGCACGGACCCGGCGGCTGCGCCGATCGCGTCGTTCGGTTCCATCGCACGGACGGGTTCCACCTCCACGTTCGGCGCCGCGATTGCGCAGCCGTTCCAGTCGTCGAGCGCCAAGAGCATCAAGCGGGTGCTCATCAGGGCCAAGTCTGGACAGGTCATCGCTTCGGGGTCCACGTGTGAGATCCGCTCGGGCGCGTGGAACGGGTCGGCGATCGGGTCGACGACGAACGCTGTGGCGTCGGCGTCCGGCGGTGACGCGACGTTCGACTTCGCGTCGCCGGTGTCCGTCTCGGCCGCCACGACGTACTGGCTGTACCTGAGTGCCACGCAGGGCGGGCCGCGCACGACGGGACCCGGAACCGGGACCGTCACGGCGCCCACCGGTCTGCAGCACGGCGGTACTGGCGCGCTCTACTCGGGGCTGTTCCTCGAGTGCGAGTTCTTCGAGGCCACGGCAACGGCGTGGACTCTCATCCTGCAGGACACGTAAGGGAGACACGATGGCAACGGCACTCGGCGACCTCATCGAGGAGGTGCTGCTGAACCTCGAGGGGTACATCGAGGACCAGGACGTGTTCGGCACGCTCCACGCGGACATCACCACGGGCGCGATGTCGTTCACCGTGGACGGGGCGACGTTCCCCGACGGGTCGGGGTTCTCCCCTGGCATCGTCGAGATCGGCGACGAGCTCGTCTACGTCCAGGCCATCGACCGGGACACGGGCGTGTTCTCGGGGTGCCTGCGCGGGTGGCGCGGCACGACGGCGGTGGCGTGGCCGGAGGGCACCCTCGTGCGGAACAACCCTCGGCTGCCTCGGATGTCGGTGAAGCGTGCGCTCAACGACACGATCGAGTCGCTGTACCCGCGCGTGTTCGTCGTCAAGACGACGGAGTTCACCTACCAGGGGTCCCGCCTGACGTACGACCTGCCGGCGGACTGCCGCGAGGTCGCGGACGTGTCGTGGCTCGAGCCGGGCTCCTCGGGCCTGTGGGTGCAGGCGCGGCGCTGGCGGCTCGACCGGGACGCGGCATCCTCGTCGGCGACCGGTCGCACCCTCGAGCTGTACGACGCGCAGCCGGGCCGCACCGTGAAGGTGACGTACGAGGCGGAGCCGACGACGTTGACGCTCCTGGCCGACGTGTTCACCACGGTCACGGGGCTGCCGTCGTGGTGCAAGGAGATCGTGGTGCTCGGCGCGTGCTGGCGTCTGCTCGCCAACCTGGACGCTGGCAACGTCGGCACCCGCTCGGCGGAGCAGCGGCTCGTCAACGGCCAGGCGCCGCTCGGCAGCGGCGTGCAGGTGGCGAAGCAGTACGCGCAGATGTTCGAGCTGCGGCTGCAGCAGGCGGAGGCTCGGCTCCGGCAGGAGCACGACGTGCGGATCCGGTACACGTCGTGACGCGCCCGGAGTTCAGCGGCGACCACGCCGCCTACGACTACGCCCTCAACGGGGTGCCGTTCTTCTCCGCGGCGTCGCCGGACACGCCGTACGTGCGCGACACCTCAGACTGGCGCCGTGAGCAGTTCGACGCGAGCACCGAGCCGGGCGAGCAGAGCCTGAACGACTGGTGGCGGCGGTCGCAGTCGTCGTTCCACCTCGGGGCGGGCCTGACGTTCTACGACCCGCAGTCGGAGGCGACCTCGTACGGGTCGCCCAAGACGCAGCAGTACCGGTTCGCGGACTCGCAGGGGTGCAACGTGTGGACCCCCGGGCAGGTCACCCTCCTCCGTTCCGTCGCCACGCCGGACGCGCTGGCGGGCAACTCCCGCATCGCCGGCTACTCGGCCGGCGGCGAGGAGGGGGTCATCTTCAACGACGGCGCCTCGCTCAAGAAGCACACGTCGGCCGGTGCCACGAGCTCGATCTCGTGGGGTTCCTCGAGCACGGTGTACGACATCTGCACGAACGGCGGCACCTACTTCGTGGCGTGCGACGCCGGCGTGTACGCCGGTGCCCTGCCGGGGTCCGCGGGCTCGAAGCTGTACGACTTCCCCGCCTCGGTGACGCGTGCCCGCTTCGGGTGGGCGAAGGAGCGGCTCATCGTCTGCGCGAACCGGAAGGTGTACGAGTGCCCGACGGAGGTGTCGTCGCCGCCGGTGGCGATGCCGGCCGAGCTCTACAAGCACCCGGAGGCCGGGTGGACATGGACCGGTGTGGCGTCCGGCCCGGACGCGATCTACCTCGCGGGGTACGTCGGCGACACGTCGGCGATCTACGCCACGTGGCTCGAGACGACCACGGCCGGTAGCCCTCCCACGCTGTCGGTGCCGACGGTCATCGCCGAGCTCCCGCGGGGCGAGGTGGCGCTGTCGGTGATCTCCTACATGGGCACGTACCTCGTCCTCGGGACGAGCCTCGGCGTCCGCGTGTGCCTGATCCGTGAGGGCGGTGGCCTGATCCTCGGCCCGCTGTCGATCGAGACGGAGGGGCCGGTGTACGGCCTCGCGGTGCGGCAGCGGTTCGTGTGGACGGGCGGCAACTACGTGGGCTCGACGACCGGGCTGTACCGCCTGGACCTGTCGACGCCGATCGACGGCGACGGGCTGCTGTTCCCGTACGCGCGGGACCTCGAGTGCACGACCGGTGGCTCCGTGATCGGTGTCGCACCGTTGGGGCAGACGGGGCGCATGGCGTTCACGACGTACGCCGGCACGCTGGCGGTGGAGAAGGCGACCGAGCTCGTGTCGTCGGGGTGGCTCGAGACGGGCCGCGTCCGGTTCGACACGTGGGAGGACAAGGTGTTCCAGTTCCTCAAGGTCAACGACCTCCCCGGGGCTGGCACGCTCAAGGCGTCGTGGCGTGGCGAGGACGCCGTGCTGACGGACATCTACACGTGGGCGACCGACACGATCAAGCAGGTCAACGTCGATGCGACGGACGGGGAACCGCACGCGCACGTCGCGTTCCGGTTCACCCTCACGCGCTCGGGGACCACGGTGTCGCCGCGGCTGACGGGCTATCAGATCCTCGGGCAGCCGTCGGGGGTGCGGCAGCGGGCGATCCGCCTGGCGCTCCTGTGCTTCCCCAAGGAGGGGCCGGCAGGCCGGCGCACCGTGGACCGGAGCGTGTGGGACCGGGTGGAGGCCATCGAGGAGGCCGAGGAGAAGGGCGCCGTGGTGGTGTTCCAGGACTTCGGCACCGGTGAGCGGCGCCTCGTGCGGATCGACAAGACGCAGTTCGTGTCGCAGCAGACGGGCGAGCAGCGCCCGGCTCGGGCGGAGCCCGGCGGCGTCCTGCTCGTGACGCTCCTGGCGGTGGACTGATGGCGGCGGAGACTTCCCTGTTCGAGGACGGGGTGCTGCGTTCGGGTGCGCTCGCCACAGCCCTAGTAGCGGTTGGCGTGGTGCTCCGGTGGCTCCACCTCCGGATGAAGAAGTGGTACGGGGTGGACCGGGTGGGTGAGCTGGCGAAGCGGATCGACGACCTCGAGGTCAACGTGACCGCGCAGGTCGAGGCGGTGCGCGAGGAGACGGTGAAGCTCGCCGGCGACACGAACGAGCGTGTGGCGCGCATGGAGGGACAGCTCGACACGATCCTGTTCCTCCTCGGCGCTGATGGCAACAAGGCACAGAAGCTGCGGGGTGTGTGAAGTGACGATCATCTGCGAGTCGTTCAACGGGTGGCCTGTCTCGAGGGATCGGGACGAGATCCAGGCGGTCACGTTCGAGGTGTCGGGCGTGCCCAATCGCCGGTTCACCACGGTCAAGGCTGCGCGTCCGCTGTTCGCGTACCTGATCCGCCGCTTCCACCTCGAGGTCGACAAGCTCACCGGCGGGGTGATGGACGAGTGGTCGTACCACGTGCGCCCGGCGCGCACGCAGGACGCCGGCGACCCGCCGCGCAGCAACCACGGTTCCGCCACGGCGGTCGACCTGGACGCCACGGAGTTCCCGCGGGGCCGCACGAACATGACGGCGGCGCAGCGCGCCGTGGTGCGCGACATCCTCCGTGAGCTCGACGGTGTGATCGCGTGGGGTGGCGACTTCCAGCAGGCGCACAACAAGGACGAGATGCACTTCGAGGTCGCGCCCGGCGTGAGCAAGGCGCGTGTCCTGTCGCAGGTGTCGAAGATGCGGCTCGACGTGGACGGCGTGCGGGTCCCGCTGCCCCCCGTCGTGCGCCCTCCGGCGCCGGCACCGAAGCCTCAGCCCGACGCTCCCGGCAAGAAGCCGGTCGTCGAGAAGGCGGAGACGGTGCGGATCAAGACGCTCAACACGGGCGTCCGCGGCTCGGACGTGCGGATCTACCAGCGGCACCTGCGTCCGTTCGCTGCCCGGCTGGGCATCAACGTGGCCCGGATCAACCCGAACGGGGCGACCGGGTTCTACGGCAAGGAGACGGCGGCGCTGACGCGCGCGGTCTACAAGGCGCTCGCTGCCAAGGGTGGCGACGTGTGGCTCCGGGGTGACCTGACCATCCCGGGCTCGGCTCTGCTCAAGAAGCTCGGACTCAAGGAGAAGTGACCATGCTCTCGTTCCTCAAGACTCAGCCGGCGCGCGTGTTCGCCGTCGTCGTCGCCATCATCACCCTGCTCGCCGCGTACGGCATCGACCTGCCGTCGGACGCCTGGACCGGGCTCGTCATCGCCGTGCTCGCGCTGTTCGGTGGCGAGGTCGTGCAGCGCACCGAGTCCGCCAAGACGGAGGCGGCGCTCTACACGTACCCGCCCGAGCTCCTCGAGGACGAGGACGAGGACGGCTACATCGGCGAGCACGCCGCAGGCTGACCTAGTTCCCGGCCCACCTGCGGCCGGACATAGACGAACCCCCGCTCCGCGTCCACTGACACGGGCGGGGGTTCTGTGCTGTCTGAGGCCGTTCTAGGGCGTCGGGATCTTCACCTCGGTGCGCTTGAACGTCTTGCGCTTCGTGGTGCTCGAGCGGCGCTGCCGGGTGCCGTACGAGCGGACCTCCTCGAGGGGTCCCGAGTGGGCGTCGCACAGGTCGGTCTGCCAGGTGGTGCCGTCGGCCATCGTGACGACGTACCGCTGTCCCTCGTTGGGGCACGGGTGCCCGCCGCGTGCGTTGCGGTCGCACACCAGGGTCATTCGCTCAGCCATCAGGCTTCCCTCCTCGAGTCGAGACTGACCACGTTAGCGCCCGGCTCGGCGTGCCGGCGAAACATCGGCTTGCCCTTGAGCGCCTTGTTCCGCGTCTCCTTGTCGAGCGACAGTCCGAGGTAGCCCTCCGTCGTCACGCTCGAGGTGTGGTCGAGCACCGACTGGACGCGCCGCAGGGCGCCGTCGTACCCCGTGTCGGCGAGCTCGTCGAAGTACGCCCGGGCGGCGCTCCGGCGGAGCGTGTGCCCACCCTCCTGTGCGATGTCGTAGCCGAGGGGCTTGAGCACCATCTGCACGTGACGGTGCGGGCGGTCGATCGGCTCGAGCGGGTTGACGCGTGCGTCGTTGTCCAGGCGCAGCAGGCGCCCCGTCTTGGGGTCCCGCACGGTCTGCGAGCGGGAGCGGTTGGGCAGCAGGAACGCCTCGGGTCCGGGGTTGGCTGTGGCGGTGTACCACGTGAGCCACCGGCGGAGCTCGGCGTCGAGCTCGGAGCAGATCGGCATGGTGTCGTGGCGCTTCACCTTCGGGCGCCAGACGAGGATCTCGCCGGCCGCGAGGTCGACATCCCGCAGACGGATCCCCTTGAGCTCGGAGGCGCGGACCATGAGGTAGAACCCGCAGGCGATCAGCGCGCGCTCGAGCGGGTGCGGGGCGGCGTCAAGGATGCGCTCCCACTCGTCGACCGGGATGCGGAGCCGGGCCGTGGTCGGCGCCTTCTCGGCGGCGTACCCGTACACGGGGTCGCTGTTCGGGTTGAGGTAGCCGCGGGCACGTGCCCATGCCAGGAACGAGCGGACCTCGGCGACCTTCCGGTTCGCTGTGCGGGGTTGCCATGCGTGGGCGGCACGCCACCGGTCGATGTGCCGGGGGGTGATCGAGTCGAGCTGGATGTTGCCGACGACCTCGCGCAACTGCGTGAGCGTGATGCGCCGGTTCCTCACCGTGTCTGGCGCCTTGCCTCGGGCCTCGAGGTGAGCGAGGTACTCGTTGCCGGCGTCGTTCAGGAACACCTTGCGTCGCATCGGGATCTCCTAGTGCTGAGTCGTCTGCTTCCGGTCAAGAGGCAGCGTAATGCAACATCGACCTAACACGCAACGTGTGCTGTGTAGATGAACTCAGCCATTGGGTCTGACCTGCTCCGATGCATGGGTCGTACGGACGATCCAGCCTACGCGAGTGTGCGCCCTGCACAACGCAACCGGACACGGCACTATCACGTGCGACGCGCAAGATCCCTTGTACCTGTTGAGTTCTCACCCGGATGCGCCTACCTTGTGCTTGTCAGGGCAAGATCAACGGGGATCCAGGGACGAGGGACAAGGTGCCAGCACACAAGCTCCTACCGCCCGACTCCGACCTGCAGAAGATGGTCGAAGCCGGCATGACGCACGCCGAGATCGCAGCCGAGTGCGAGCGGATCACGGGCCACAAGGTCGCGCGCTCCACGGTATCGGCTGCCCTCTCCCGGGCCGCGTTGGTGAAGAAGGAAGGGCACCGGTACTACGAGACGGTGCCGTGGCGAGTCCAGCCCGAGCACGCGTCGGAGTACGCCGTTCGGATGCTTCGCCTGCTAGGCCGGCGCCGCGCCGGCATCCCCTTGGACATCGACAGCGAGCAGCGCCTGGACTCGTTCCTAGCCATGCTCGAGCGCGAGCGGGTCGTCGTCGCGTACTGCCCCGAGCACGAGGACGGGTTCCTGTACGTGGACGAGGCGCTGCGCGCCGGACCCAACCCCGACATCCCGATCCGCGTCCAGGTGCTGCGGCTCTCCGAGGTCGTTGCCTGACCCCACGTGACAGCCTCGCGCGCGTCGTTAGACTCGAACCTGTCGGTTCGCCAGAACCGACCAGTGGAGTAGTAGAGGGACCCCCTCCGGGGGTCCCTTCCCTCTTGTAGCAGTAGAAGAAGGGCGCCTGCGGCGCCCCTAGTCGGAGGCCGATGAAGGCGAGCGGAGCTCGCCCTAACGCACGCGCGAGGCCGGAGACACTCCGTTTGGCGGACTCGAGTTGCAGGAACGTCCTTCCGGTGTAGTAGGTTCCTCAAACGTGGTCAGGCTGTTGCCTTCGCCACACAAACCGAGCACTTGCAGGGGGGGGCACTGGTGGGACTGTTGACGGCGATGATCCACGGACAGACGCCGACGATGCTGGTACGGCGGGTCGGCGATTGCTGGATCCTGCACGGCCACATCAGCGTGACCGTGTGGATGCCGGACCTGTCCCGCGCCGAGCTCCGCGGCGCCCCCGGTGGACCGATCCCCGGGTGGCGGGCCGCGCTCGCCATCCTCGTCGGGATGGGCGTCGACATCGCGGTCCCGGCCGACGAGATCGAGTGCGCGATGGGCGACGGCATGGCGGGCACGTCGTACGTCTGGCCCGAGATGGCCGGCGTCAAGCCTCTGCCACAGGGGATCCCGGCGTTCACGTCGTGGGAGCACTGTCCGTCCCGCGGGTCACTCTTTCGGGTGACGGCTGCAAATCCCGGCGTGACCCCCACCACGCTCTTGTGGCATGTTGGGTTCACGACAACAGCAGCAGCCGCTGCGCTCGATCAGGAAGTGGTGATGGTCGGTGGCTGAGAAGCACACGAGCTACTCGGCCATCGGTTCGTACCTCAACTGCGGGGAGCAGTACCGGCTGCAGAAGATCATGCACGTGCCCGAGGTGCCGGCCTGGTGGTCGTGGGGCGGCACCGCCTTCCACGCCATCACCGAGGCGTGGGACTACCTGGACTACATGGACCTCGCGGACGAGTTCGACAACACGCCGGAGCGGACGGCGGCTGCGCTCGAGAAGGCGCAGCGGGAGCGGAAGGCTGCGGAGGGCTACGAGCCCCGCTCGAGCAAGGGCCAGGGCGAAGCCTGGTGGCTCGAGAACATCCCTCTCATGGTCGAGCGGTACATCGAGTGGCGTCGCACGTCGGGATGGCAACTTGTCACAGTGCCGCGCGAGCCCGGGTCCGAGGACTGGATCCCCGGTATCGAGCTCAAGGTGCTCGCCGAGTTCGGTGGCCTCCCCGTGTTGGGGTACGTCGACCGGGTGTTCGAGACGCCGGCGAACGAGATCGTCGTCGTCGACCTCAAGACCAGCCAGCGCAAGCCGTCGAACACGCTGCAGCTCGGCACGTACGCCGTGCTCCTCGAGGAGACGTACGGTCTGCGGCCGGACCTCGGCGCCTACTTCATGGGCCGCACCGGTGTCCTGACGGACCCGATCCCCCTGGACAACTACACGCCGGAGTACCTGGACCGGTACGTGGCACCGTTCAAGACAGCACGTGACTCCGGCGCGTTCGTCGCCAACCCGGCCGGCACCCTCTGTGGTGTCTGCGGTGTGGCGTACGCGTGCTGGGCCAAGGGCGGCAAGGACGCCTCTCTCTACGCACCGAATGCAACCGAGCACAACGAGACGGAGACACCCGCATGACGGCACCCTCGAGCACGAAGCTGCAGGTCAACTTCAAGACCAGCGGCGGCACGCTCATCAACGCGTACGCCGACAACCCGGACCAGCTCGTCGAGGAGCTGACGGTCCTCGAGAAGCTGGCCGGCACGATCGTGGCGGTCGAGGGCATCCTGTCCGCGGCGTCGGCCGCGGCGCCCGTGGCGGCTCCCCCGTCGCAGTACGCGCCCAACCCGCACAGCGCGCCGGCGCAGGCGCTCGGCCAGTGGCAGCAGCCGCAGGCTCCCGCGCAGCCGACGCCCGACGCGTGGGCGCAGCAGGCGCAGCAGGGTCCCCCGCCCGCATGGGCCGGGCAGGCTCCCGCCGCCGCCCCGGCGCCGGCCGCTGCCGGCGGCAAGGTGTGCGCGCACGGGCCGATGACGTTCAAGCAGGGCGTCTCGTCCAAGACCGGCAAGCCGTGGTCGGCGTGGTTCTGCCCGACCCCGAAGGGCACCCCCGGCCAGTGCGAAGCCGAGTTCGTCCGGTGACGTTCGAGGACCAGCTCGCATCGACGCTGTTCACGGTCGGCATGGTCGCCGTCGTGGTCATCGGCTGGGTGCTCATCCGTGAGCGGGTGACGGCCTGATGCCGGGGCCGAACAGCAAGCCGTGGGCGCGCACCGCGTCCGGCCGGGTGGTTAGCGGCAAGTCCGCTCTCCGCTCGGCCGGGCTCCGGTCCCGCGAGGGCATCGGCAAGAACGACTACGCCGGGATGCCGGCCACGAAGCGCAAGCCGCGCTTCGACCGCAGCAAGGACGAGTCGGAGAGGTAGACGGGTGCTCATCACTCAGGCGCTGCAGCAGGGCGAGACGGGCGGGCAGCCTCTGCCGTCCGTGTGGCCGGAGCTGGCAGCCCTCGGTGGCGACATCCGTACGGCCGAGCTGACGATGATCGCCGGCGAGCCCGGCGCCGGCAAGAGCGCGTTCGCGCTCGACCTCGCGCTGCGCCTGGCCGTCGACACGCTCTACATCTGCGCCGACTCGGCGGCGTGGACGATGGCTGTCCGCCTGGGGGCGATGCTCACGGGCGAGACGCAGGATGTCGTCGAGGCCCACCTGAAAGCGGATCCGGCCTGGGGGAAGCAGGTTCTCGGAGCAGTCCGCAACATCAGGTGGTGCTTCGACGGCGCTCCGACGCTGGACGACATCGACCTCGAGGTCCAGGTGTACGAGGAGATCCACGGGCGCCCTCCGGCGCTCATCGTGATCGACAACCTCGTGGACGTGTCGGACGGCGAGGAGGAGTGGGCCGCGCTGCGGCGCACCCTCAAGGAGCTCAAGTTCCTGGCCCGTGACACCGGGTCCGCGGTCGTCGTCCTCGCTCACACGTCCGAGGCCGCTGTCGTGGCGGAGGCGTGCGCGCCTCCCCGCTCGGCGGTGCTCGGCAAGGACACAAAGCTGCAGGCGCTCGTCCTCACGATCGCCTCGTACGGCACGTACCTCGCCATCGCTCCCGTGAAGAACCGCTACGGCCCGTTCGACAAGACGGGCAAGACGTGCGTGTGGCTCGGGTTCGACGGCGCCCGGATGAAGCTCTACCCCCTGAACAGGAGTGCAGCGTGAAGATCCTCACCCGCAAGCGGTACGACCGCGAGATCCGTGACGCCATCGACGACGGCCGGCGTGCCGCCGACGCCAGCGCCCGGGCACGCGCGAAGGCAGCGCACGGCTACGGCTACCAGGACGGGTTCGCCGCCGCACGCGCCACCGGCCTGTCCCTCATCGAGGGCGCCATCGAGCACGCGCTCACCAACGTCGAGGCCGAGCACCAGGACACCACCGTCGAGCACGCCAACGCCGTCACCCGCTGGGAGAAGCGCCGGCTGCAGGGCCGGCTCGAGGCCCTCGAGATCGTGGCCGCGCGCC